GATTTTATATATCAGGATGTAGGTGATAAAAAGCTTTATGAAACTATGGAAAGGGAAGAAAAAGATAAACTAATTGCTCCTTTAAAAGAAGAATTATTACCTTTATTTGAAGAAAACAAATACGAGAAAGGAATAAAGAAAGTAAAGTCTTTAATAAATGATTTGGAGAAGTAAAATATTTCTATTACCTTGGAGATACGGTTGGTTTTAAAAATTAAAAATGGGAAAAAGAAAAATAGATAGAAAAGGGGAGGGGGAAATAAAAATTTATTCACTTCCATATTGTGAATATTGTAATTTATTAAAGGGCACCCTTGATAAATTGGAAATTCCCTATACCGATATAAATGTTGATAAAAATGAAAGAATGGGAGATTGGTTGGAGGATACCCTTAAAACCGAATCCTATCCTATTATATATTTTAAAAAGAGAGATGAGAATATATTTATATACTATCCGAGACAAATTTGGAAACGCTAAATGGAGTTCGTATATTTAACACAATTGAGGAAGCATTAGAAATCCTCACCCAATATTATTATGAGATATAAAGATTTAATAGAAAGAAATTTAAACAAAATTTCAAACCAACTTAACGTTGTAAAACACAATTCACAACGTGGTGAACATATTAATGTAAATCAAACGATTGATACTATAAAAGAAATTATAGAACAATCACAAACTTATCTAAACAACGAAACACAAGAATAAATGGTTCTAACAGCGGAGCAAATAAAGGAGAACTACGAGGTACTTCTTAGTGGCATTAACAAATACGTTAAAGGGGATCGTAAAGATCAATTCCTTGATTTTTACAACAAATTGGATGAACGTATTGCCCTACTCCCAGCCTCTCATAAGAAGGCGTATCATAATTGTTTTCCCGGGGGTTATGTTGAACACGTTATACGTGTAATTACTGCCGCATTTAAAATAAGTGCTGTATGGCAGGAAATGGGGACAAAAGATACGTACACAGATGAAGAGTTATTTGTCTCCGCGTTAAACCATGATTTAGGTAAAATAGGCTCTTTAGAGCATACTTCTGTTTTTCCATCTAAGGATGATTGGAGAAAGAAAAATTTAGGTGAGATGTACACCTTCAACACATCAAATGAATACATGACTGTCCCAGACCGTTCTTTATTCTTAATACAACAAGCAGGAATCCAACTTACAACAAATGAGTGGATTGCTATCAAAACACACGATGGTTTATATGATCAGGCAAATGAATCTTACCTTAAAGGATTTATGCCCGAAACTAAACCTCGTACTTCATTACCATTTATCTTACATCAGGCTGACCTAATGGCAGCTCGTATTGAATTTGAAAGAGAATGGTTAGATACCTTCGGGGGTCAGGAAAAAACAAAAGTAAAGAGTACAAAACAAGACCGAGTTAATTCTAACTTAGGTAAAATAGGTTCTAAAGATGGAAGTTTAATGGATTTAGTGAAAAATCTCTAGAATGACTACACAAACTATTATTTTAATTAACATTGGTATTCTTGGTTTCGCTACCATATTCTATATTATATGGAACTTGATGCGTAAGAATGAAAGATTAGAGGACGCTCTTAATAAAAGAGACGAATACATAGACACCATGTCTGTTATCATGTCCGAATCAGATCGTAAAATTAAAGAAATTGATTCAAAACAAATATTTGAATCAGACGATGAAATAGGGTGGTTTTTTAAGGGTATAAAAGAGATTCAAGCACTTATAAACGAGTATAACTCAAATAAATAAATGAGCCTACCCCTAGATGATGATTTGCAGGCCAAAGTTCTAACTGTACCACAGAAAGACGAAGGCCCCCAATACACTAAAAAAGGTACTCTTAGATTAAGAAGACCTAAAACAAAAAATCAATATTTTACTGCTGATACTGAAGAAGCTATCATCGAGTACTTAAATACTACCGATGAACGTAAACGTAATCAAATATATAATGAGCGTATATGGTACGGTTTCCATAAGTTAACAGAAAATATTATTCATACATTTAAATTTTACTATACAGAGGTAGATACTATAGGAGAATTACAACATGAGGTAACTGCTTTTCTTTTAGAGAAATTACACTTATATAAACAAGAAAAAGGTAAAGCATTTTCTTACTTTGGTACTATTGCTAAACGTTAC